TATTATCTGTCCATTTACGCCACCATTCACGTTTTATAATCGCTCCTTCTTCAGAAGTAGGTCTTTGCATCCATTGTGCATTCCATTTTCCAACTGGAAGCGTTGCTTTTACTTTCTCAAGTTCTTCTAAATTCCAATATTCTGGCCAAACAGGTTCTATCTCTGATCCGTGGTCCAAGATTGCCGGAAATTCGACCACTTCCCACTGATCTGCTTTAGCTTCCTTTTGATGAGACAACAGCATACCCGTTAAATCCTTTGTAGACCATCTTGTCATAACACAAACTATTTTTCCGCCTGGTTGAAGTCTTTGACGTGGTCCTGAGGTGTACCATTCATAAGCATTCTCCATGGCACCCGCAGATAACGCATCTTGCTCAGAATGGGGATCATCAATTATTAATAAGTCAGCACCCCGTCCGGTGATAGCACCGCCGACTCCAGCTGCGAAGTACTCGCCACCCTGTGCTGTTTCCCACCTACCAGCGGCTTTACTATCTTCTTGTAATGTTGTTTTAAAAATTTTCGCATAGTCTTCCGAATCAATTAAGTGCTTGGCCTTACGACCAAAACGAATGGCTAATTCTCCAGTGTGCGTTGCTTGAATGATTTTGAGTTTTGGATTACGGCCCACCATCCACGATGGTAACAGATAAGACGCAAATTCTGATTTTGTATGCCTTGGAGGCATGTTTACGATCAAACGGGAAATTTTACCATTTGCCAGATCATTAAATTTTTTTGCAATATGCCGATGATGCGCGCCTTCAATAAACTCGGGCCAAACACACTTAACAAAGCTTAAAAAATCACTTTTTGCTTTATTCTGTATCTTTCTTTCTGCATGCATGACCTGAAGTTGTTTGAATTGCTTTCTAACGTCTGCAGGTAGTTTACTAACGTCTACTTGGTTTAAATTCATTTTTTTAAAATTTTTTTTGCATCACTATAGATGTTTAAAACGTTTTTAACAGCATTGACTCTTCAAATCAAGCAATTCAACCTAAAGTTGTGGGACCCCTTTTATATAAAAGGGGGTAAGGGGGTCTTAATCTAATCTAGTTTGAAATTGAGGTTGGTACCTCTATTGAATATGACGAGCGCGTTAGCGCTCGTCATTTGGTTGATGACTCAGTCTAACAATACCATGTAAGCTTTGGGATTGTTCTTCATGAACCAATCTAAATGCTTACGCATTGTAGCCCAATGCTTACTGGCACCTGTGCCAAGTTTCTTGTCCTCTATTGTTGCAGCTATTTCATCAATAAATATTTTATCGTGAATTGCTGCCTCTTGTTTAGTTAACATAATAGACTCGCCATTAAATCTATTACGTCTTTCTTCTGTTCTATTATCTTTCTGTGTTTCCATGTCCTTGATCATATAGGATAGATCAATCATTGTCAACTGATTTGATTGTAGTTCTCGTTGCTTGGTATGGTACTCGTTGATAGTCAGTTCCATTATGTTGATATCTATGACTCTCGTACTTTTCTTTCTCAATCTTGATTGGAGTTTCCTGAGCCTTGGTACATGGTGCAATCTTTACTATCTCTTGCCAATGTATTTTCATATAATCAAAAAAGCAAGTGACCTTACAGAAGTGATTCTCCCAACCTTGAAACCAATGTCTATTAGAATACTCTCGGACCTTTATTTTAATAGTTCTTAAAACTTTATTTGTTCCTGAGCCACGAACTCTTGATTGTGTTGCTTTAGTATGGCACCTCGGACCATGACACCAGTTATAATCACTCATATTGCACCAACCAAGTTTAAAAAGATAAAAACAATTAATATAAAAGCAAAATTATAAAAAGCTGTTTCCCAACTCATGCTTTCCTCACAGAATAATTAACTGCTGTTCTTGGGTGTTCTGCATCTAAATCCCAAAAGTTATAGCATGGGTTTCCATTTTTATCTGTCCATTGTCTTGAAACAAATGTTTTAAATTGTCCACTCCATTTGTCCTCGTATTCGTGTTCATCAACTCCACGACATGTATCAAACTTTTTTCTCGATTGCATAAACCAAGAAAAGTATTTTATTTGTTTTGTCATTTTATTTCTTCTTTCTGTTAATGAGGTTATCCTATCATAAATAGGATAACCTCGTCAAGTGTTAATTTACACTTTCAGCTTGTTGTTTTTCGTATAACAATCTCTCCTTTATCTTATCTTCTCTACTGACATTTTTATTCTTCATGCCTTTTATTCTATCAGCTAGATTTTTAGGATTGTAAATAACTAGACCTGTACTATTAGTTCTAATTATTTCTGCATCAGAAACACTTAAACCAAGTTCAGTACATAACTCAATCGCCTCGTCTAAATATTTATATCCTTTTAAACCAATTTTAATTTCTTTCATTTGGTTTAAAATAGATTTAATCCATTTGTTATGAGACATGATGAATTTGCCTTTAGCTTGTTTCCAACTTTCCAACATCATAAACTCTTGCTGAGTACAAGCAAGTGATCTGTCTCGACAATATTCTCGACCAATTAAATCAAGTTTATATTTATCATTCCAAATCTTGCCATAACCAACATCATCTTCATCTGCTCTCAAATATTTATTGTTTGCATCAACAAATTTAGTTAGATGTGGATTACCTTGTTTATCTTCTTGCTCGATATTTATATCTGCGTTGCAACCCTCTTGGGCATTTATTTCATCACGATATAAAGCATAACCATAGTTATCATCACTTGAATAACTATCACTTTCACCCTCAACACTACCTTTTAAACGAAAGTCAAAATGTTTTTCAATATTCTTTTCTTTCATAATTGGTCTGTTGTCGTAGTCTCTATCTTCAACCATGCCTGTATAATGAAAATGGAAACAGCTATCAGGTGCGATAGTATTCACATTAGGATATTTATTTTGAAGATAATATGCTTTCTCAACATCTTGCATTGGATAATGTCTGCGCACTATCTTTTCAGCTAAAGACCACGCATTGTCATTGATCTCTAATTGATCTGCTTTCTGATTGTCGTAGTCTTGTTTCTCTTGCGTATTTTCTTGTTCAAGATGTACTCGCATACGATTTGCGATTTTATTTCTGTACTCTTGATTTAGTCTTATTCTACTCATACTCTTTCCTCGCTTTCTATCTTCTCTTTTAGCATTTTTTCTTGTTCAAGTAAATGAATTTGCATATCTTTAATTGCAAGTAATTGACCATACAACTGTCCAGTTCTTGAAACTTTGTGAATTGCATTTGCACTCTCGAACATTTGATCTGTTATTTGTTTATTTGTTTGCATTTCTGCCTTTCTGTTATTTATTTATTTATTATTAATTTATCACTTGACAAATCCTTTGTCAAGCATTATGTTGGATAGAACTGTCGTGCTGAGGAAACAGCAATGTATTCCATGTAGCGATAGTGGGACAACTTCTGGTTGTATGTCATTAAACAGTTAACGAATAACAACCAGAACTGATCCCTGATCCATTGTGAATACTTTCGTGTATGTAAAATAATGGATCTGGGATCAGGTTGTGTGATGCTTACTCTGGTGAACGCGGGAGAATAGCAATTACACCTGATCCCTGATCCATGTGTTAGCAGATGCGCAAGGGATACCCTTTTACTACATGGATCTGGGATCAGGAATAATGAGAAAAATCAGCCCCTTGCGGTGCACCTATACAACGGGCCAGGTTTTGCTCATACGTGTTCTTAAGTAAACACGTATGGGTTAATATGAAAGGAATTATGAAAAAGAATAAATCAGAACCACCCGCGGATAAAAAACTAATAAAAAAATTACATGATAAATGGTGCCGGGCCAACGGCTATAAGCTGCAAGCTTCAAGCTTCAAGCCTCAAGCTCCAAGCTTGACAGCTGGTCCTGGAGATGATAGGATGAATTTAGAAAGGAATAATTATGGACACAACACAATTGAAAAGAATAGCAGACGCTCTGGAGGAGATCCTGAGACTGGTGAAGAAGGACATGGAACCACGTGAGAAGAAGAATTAAACACAACGACTTAAGCTGGTATTTCCTGCGGCCGCATGATCAGCTGCCGCGGGCGTATCTGGCCAGCTGTGAAAAGTTTTTTAAAGAAATAAGCCTCAAGCACCAAGCACCAAGCTGCAAGCCTCAAGCTCCAAGCGCCACGAAAAAGACACAATTATAAAATAGAATTAATTTAGAAAGTATGAAAGTAAAAGAAGCACAAGCAATCACCGGAAGCATGACCAGAACCAGTAAGATGCCTGGCCTGAGTTACAGCCTCCCAGCATGGGAATGCCAGACTGGCGCGAAGCTGCGCAAGGTCCCCGGCACACCGTGCTACGGCTGCTATGCATTAAAAGGAAATTATATAAGATATCCAGCTATTAAAAAAGCTCAGTACTACAGACTAGGCAGCCTGGTCCATGATTCATGGGTCGCGGCAATGGTTGCTCAAGTGAAGCGCCAGAAATGGTTTAGATGGCATGACGCCGGAGATGTACAGAGCCCTGAGCATATGCAAAAAATTCTAGAAGTTTGCAGGTTAACGCCGGGCACTAAGCACTGGCTGCCAACTCAAGAGCGCAAATACCTGCCAGATCCTGAAGCAGTACCAGCTAACCTGGTGATCAGGTTGTCAGGGTCGAAGGTCGATGGACCAGCGCCAACGGCCTGGACTCACACGTCGAGCGTAGTAACGAAGGGCGCCAGCTGCCCAGCCCCGAACCAGGGCGGCAAGTGTAAAGAATGCAGAGCCTGCTGGACAAAATCTATTTCTAATGTAAGTTACGGGAAACATTAATCATGACACACGTATTTAGAAGCCCCTCCTGGTGGAGGAAGTTCAAAGCCTCAAGCTCCAAGCCTCAAGCCGAAGCTTCAAGCTCCAGGCGGCAAGCCTCAAGCCCCAAGCAGGAAGCTTCAAGCTCCAAGCCGGAAGCTGCAAGCTCCCTGATCCGCGAACCACGAAACATTTGATAACGATCCACGGCTCTTGGACCGAGGGCCTCGACCAAGATATAAGTGTTGTTAGGATGTGTGAAATGCCATGCAATTTGGTGTGGTGAGAATCGGATTTTTCTACCCTTGGTTACTTTCAGTTCAACTGTAAAAAACCTACCAGAAGTATTATAGCCCAACAGATCAGGCATGCCAGGAACACTAAGGTTTTCAACCCTATTCCAAATAATTTGTGGTGTAAATTTTTTAAGTTTTTTGTATAATTTCTGTTCAGTACCCACTAATTTTTAGAGGTAACGTTGTCTTTCTCTTTGCCGTTAGATTTAGGTTTTAAACTAACTAACATAGCAACTAATAAGTATACTTCTGAATAAGGTCTTCTAGATAAATATTCCAAAAGTTGTTTTCTTTGTTCATTTGTTATTTCCATTTTTACTCCTTCCTAATACGGTTTAATTAATTTATCATCCATGTGTAATTTCTTTTCCTTCTGAGTTTTTAAAACTAATCTCAAACCTGGCTGACCTATAATCGTGTGCTCTTGCACTTCCATCCTAGTAATATCTTCAAGGAAGCCATCCTTCTCAACGTATATTCTAGCATGACTAATAGCATTGCCTTTAAGTTTATCTGTAAAAGTTCCTAAGAATTGTTGGAGGTCTTTAACTAACACTGCCTGCTCCTCTAGTACGCACACTTAAATATTCTGACATCTGTAGTTTCAAGTCTTCAACTTCTTTCTCTAATCTTTTTCTATCAGTTATTTCAGCGCCCAATATACTTCTATGTTGTTCACTTATTAATAACATATCTCTAATGCGCATACGCAATTCTTGTATGAGGTCATCTTTTTCTTTATTTTCTCTTTGAAATTTATCGTTGATATCAAGTGCAATAGATAATGAATTATCTAGTTCCTCAATCCTCTTAGTTAAATCTAATTCTCCTCTGCCTTCCATTATTTCCTCACTATATGTTTTCTTAACGCTCTTATTAATTCTTCCACCTTATCAATGATAGAAATTAAAGATGGATCTTTAATGTAGTGTTGCTCTGCTTTCAACTCATCATACTCTTTAAGAGGAATAGTAACAGTCCGTCTGGACGTGTGTTCATCTTCATAAGTAGCATCTTCTGTCGCTGGGCTTCCACTTAAATAATCGTAGTCATCTTTCATATTGACAATATAGGATAGTTACCTTAAAATGTCAACATGGGAGTTCCAAAAAGATTAACAGAAATGCAGAAAAGATTTGCTGAATACATAGTGTTCAACGAAGGCAGAACCACGGGTGCAGATGCAGCTATTGCTGCTGGCTATAGTGAGAAAAGAGCTAGAGTAGAAGCATCAGAATTACAGAATCCAAGACTATCACCACTGGTAGTACAATACATTGGAGCACTAAGAGAAGAAAAATTAAAGAAGTTTGAAGTCACTTATGACAAGCACGTGGCAGAACTTGGTAAGATTAGAGAGGAGGCTTTGAAGAAGGGGGCTTTTTCCGCTGCGACCAACGCAGAAAAGAATCGTGGCATGGCTGCAGGATTATATATAGACAGAAAGATAATAAAAACAGGGAAACTAGAGGACCTATCAGAGGAAGAATTAGAATTAAAAATGAAAAAAATAT